TTACTGTATACAATCCATTATAAGCCTGTATTGTAGATAACTGTGCTAACGCAGCTTCTGCTACAGGTAGTATTTCCACAGGTTTAAGTATTAAATTATTCCATTGAGCTGTGGACTCAATCATAATAGTTACTGGCTTACCTGATGCGAATGTTGTAGTATTTTGAATAAGATATTGCATGTGTATGTCGTCCTTTACTTAATTATCATTTATAAAATAAATTAGTATCTTTTTGAAAATTGGTTTGAATTAGGATTGTTACCTACTCGTCCGTAAGTATCTGAATATAATCTATCAGTTAATGGAGTTAAAGCCGGAACTGGTTTATAGCTTTCTGCACTTCCTGAACTGTTACCCAATATAACATTAGTTAGTTTTGTGATATTATCGGCTAATTTATCTGTTGCTTTAGTGGCGTTTTCTTGTGAGGATATATTTTCTTCTATTAATTTATTGTGTTGATCTTCTAATTTATTTTTTTCTATTCCAGCTAAACTAAATTGTCCCTCTTTATTTATAACAATATCAGTATTTTTTAATCCAGTATATCTTGAACTTTCCTTTTCATTTTTTTCTAACAGTATTTTGTTGGCAGTAGCTTGCATTTCAGTATTTTTAGATAATGCTATTGTAGTTGGAGAAGTTGGACCATAGTTTTTTTCTAAAATCCGCATTAACTTACCTTCAAATCCACCTATATTATCTCCATAAGTGGAATCTCCACCTAACCACCATGGTAGTCCTTTACGTATACCAAACTGTAATGCTGCTATTAGAATTTCTCCGCCAGTTTCTAATACGGATATTAATGGGTCTAATAAAGCATCTTTTACAATAGTCCAAAGACCGTGAAGAATGCCCCCACCCTCACCAGTAAACGCATTGTATACTTTATCAATCCAATTTACAAATCTATCCATTATAGAACCAAACGTTGGTAAGAGTTTATCATCGAACCAAGTAAAAATTCTACTTAAAAGATCTCCAACTTTATCAACAACTTTACTTAATGGAGAACTTGGGTTAGTTAGCTCAACCATAAATCCATGTAATTTATTTCCTATATTAGATAATATTCCTTGTAGTCCGCTATTTCCAGCAAAAGCTCTTTGGAACATACTAAACAATGTATTCTTAAATCTATCCCATACAGAAGTTAGTGTTGATGTAACGTTTTCCCAAGCCTTCTCTAACCCGCCAGATTTCATTAACATAGCATCATTTTTGGCTTGCATCAGTGCTTCTTTTTGTTTAGCTGACATAGTAGCAAATTTCATAGCTACGTCTTTTGAGATACCAAAAGATTGTTCAGCTACTTGTCCCATTATATTTAAGTTACCACCAAATTGCGCTGATAATTGTGATAGTTTATTAGCCACTTTCAACATAGCATCTGTTCTATCAAATTGATTTGTTAACATATTGTTTATATTAGCACCGCCTGAAATAGCTAATAAAGCTCTAAATCCAGACTCTTGTGATAATATTAAATTACTTGATTGTTCGAATTTTGAGTTTAAATCACTTACAGATATATTTAAAGCATTAGCCAATCCAGCTAATCCCATTAAATCTGCTGTTAATCTTTGTGTAAATCCACTACCTCTATCTGCTGCTATAAGTAATGCGGTTCCTACTGATGAAATAGCTTCTTTAACTTGACTAAAAGATATTGTACCTATTACTCCAGATTTTTCAGCTGAAGCATTAAACGAAGTAAATGAGTTCCCTATTGTTCTAAAATCACCTATTACTAATTTTGAACCTCTTGATATTCCAGCCCAAAAACTTGCCATTCCTTCAGCAGATTCTCCGGTGACTGTGCTTAATTGTAATGTAGTTTTAGTTAACTCTATATTAGTTGCTATGGCTATATTTAACCCATTTTTAACATAACCAGTAACAGAAGCTAACGTATCTCCCAAAGCAAATCCATACCCGCTTAATGCCTTCAAATTAGCATTAAAGGCATTGTTAAACGCAAGTATTCTATCCTTAGCAATTCCACCCATTAGTATACTTAATTTGTTTAGTTCTTCTTGCCATTTTACTCCAGCTTGTATAGTATTCCAAATACCCTGGCCTATTGCTAAAAATCCTTGAATTATAATTCCTACTCCAAAACTAAATAATCCGTTTATTACTGTGCCCAATACTCCCATTTCTGCTGTAAGTAAATTAACTTCACCAACAGTTCTTGCCATTACTTTGCCCATTACACCAAGAGAATTATAAAACTCTTTCCCTTCATCCGCACCATGTCGTGACATAGCTCCAAGAGTAGCTAATTGGTCTGCAAATCTTTGTGTATCCGGTTTAAGATTTTGAAGCATCTTTCCAATACCTGGAAGCTTACCAAAGAAACTATTTTTCATATCAGTAGTCTTGTTAAATTCTACCATATATTTCTGAATAGGAGTTAAAGCTTTCTTAACTTGTTGTTCAGTTGCTGGATCAATTTGTATACCAACTCTTGCCATAGCTTTTAAAAAAGCTTTATCGGCTCCAGAACCACCAGAACTACTTGGTGTTGGGGTTGGTGTTGTGTTATCTGCCATTTAATATCCAGTTCTAAAAGTTAATTCCCAGATTTTTTGTTTAATGCTGTAAACTCATCTAAAGTAGCTTGTAACTGTGCTTTTAAATTTCCAGTTAAAATTGTTCCAGTTAAAATATCTGTTTGATTATTTTTATACATTGGCAAACTAACAACTGTTGTAGCTTTATTTGTAGAAAAATTAGTTGTTGGTGAGGTTAAATTTTCTAAATTAACCTGCATTATATCTTTTACTATAGTATTATAATTCACTAATGTAGAATCTATATTAGATATATTATTGGTAGTAGAAGTGGATGATCCAGTTGCTCCTGATGCATTACTTAATATATAGCTATACGCTTTAGTCATTGTGTTATCTACACTGTTTGGAACTTTTAATCCTCGTATTTCAGTTACATAATCTCCAAGAGATATTCTATGTATAATAGTTTGTGGAACGTATACTCCACTCACTATTGGATTAAACTTAAAACTTTGTCCGTCTAACGTTGGATAATAGTTAATAATTTCAAAACAACCTATACCTTGACGTAATAGATAAGGATCACCCATTACAGTCATACCGATAGTCAAAGGATAAGTTAAGAAAGCTCCAATTCTATTTTGTAATTTAGATAAAGCATAGTTTTTCATTTTATCTGCATTAGCATAAGTTCTATCTTTTGCAGGTCCGGCTAAAGTTTTTTCAGAATCTCCCGCCATTAATTTTCTCATACCAATGGAGTGCTTAAATTTACCTCTAGTCACTTTAAATTTTTTAGCTTCTGTATTCTTCCATTGTTCTAACACTTGTTCTGGAGTTAGTATGTCACCGTTAGCTCCACGATATTTTCCTTGTAGTTGTTGTTTCACACTATTTTGTAATACTGCCTGTTTAGAAGTTTTTGAAGCTTTATTGTAATGTAATTTTGACATATTATTTTTATACAAAAATTTTCCATTCTCTCTCATTACAACTTCTTCATCATAATCATTTTTCATTATAGCTATATAATTATTAAAGTTTAAAGTTAAGTCGTAAACTTCACCTACTGTATTAGAAAATCCAGTTTTTGAATAAGATGAATTAAGGTCAGCTAATTTTTGAAATATATTTTGTGCTCCACCATAAAAATAAGGAATACCAGAACCTCCTGGACCGTATATTACTGGAAGGTTACTTGATGCTAATCCGGTATCCTCTACATATTTTGGTAATAATAAAAAAGCACCTATACTGTTAAGGTCATTTGGTTCAAGATACACAGTGTTTGACGTTGTATATACATTAGCCGGAAAATACGGTACCCAAATTAATACACAAGTAGTAGCTAATTTAGTTACTTCAGTAGCATATTGCGAGGCTGCTTCTTCTTGCGTAATTGAATTGTTTTGTAATGAATTTTGTAAATCTCTTATATTAGCTTCTGCGGTAGATGCGGCTATAATGGAATCTTGTAAAGTAGAATTGTCTATAGGATACCATCTACACGATATATAATTTAATAGCTCACTTACAGCATTATCAAGTAAATTATAATTTATACGGAAAGGGGCGGCTTGTTGGTTAGTAAAAAAAGTTTCATTTTGAAAGTTTACATTCTGTTTATTAGCTAATCCATTAGCAGCATTTTGTTGGTTATATCCTAACTGTAATAAATCATCTAACGTAAATAATCTTAATCCTAATACTTTTTCTATTAACTGTCGTAGTTGTTGCTGTGGATAATCTGCTAATAATCCCATGTTATTACTTGAGTTTTGTAACGAAGCAGAACCAGCATCCTGTAAAGTCAAAGTAAATTCAGAACCCATGGTTTTACCTGGGTCGCTCATTTGTATATTAGTTACTATAAAAGAAATCTTGGGTGAACGTATTTGTAATCCATCCGCTGTTCCATCAGCTATATTCCATCCCATAATTACTTCGCATATAGGTAATCCTATTTCATTTATTATTCCGCCGCTGTCTTCATCTAATCCATCTGTTAAGAAAGTTAATAATTCTACCGGAGTTCTGCTATATAATTTTAATGTTCCAGTAATAGTTGATGAGACACCACCAAAAGGCATTGATAGTTCTAAATCTTGAAATAAAACCTCAATTCCTAATCCAGATAGTATATTTGAAGAGTTTAATGACGAAGTTGTAATACCTAAAAATTGAGATGTTTTATTACCACCTACGGCTAAAGCTCCATTAATATATATTTCAGTATATGGAGTTCTTGTGTTATAGGTAGGTAATCCTGGTTTAGTGTTAGGGCTTGTAGATACTGTTGTAGTTAATGCGTCTTGTGCTGTTTTTTGATCTGCTGTATTTCCCATTAAAGAAGTTAATAGGGTATTAATAGCATTTATATTATTGGTAGTAATTGTTTGTATATTACTGCTTGTTACTGCTGCATTATTTTGTGTAAAGTTGTTATAGAAAGAAGTTAATGCAGTCATAGCTGCAGACTGTGCTACTATTGAGTGATTTCCATCTGCCATATTATCTTCCTAATACTTTTGTTATTTGTGGACCATAGTTTTTAACAAGAGCAGTTTGGGTTATAGCTCCGAGACCTGATGTTATTTCACCTAATGCGGATTGTTTCATTGAGTTATTAGCATCTGTTGGCAACCCAAGATTTTGTAAATAAGCAGTTGTACTAAAAGCACCAACTTGATTAATAGTAGTTCCAATACCTCCTGCCGTTCCTGCTATAGAGTAAATTATTTCACCTGTATCTGGATCATAATTTGCTGTAACATTACTTGAGTATACTGTTGGACCTGACTTGCTTGCTGTGTTTGTTGTATTATTGTATTGAAGAGCTGAAGAATTAGTTTGAGCTATTCCACCATTAAACCCATAGTCAACAATATCTTCAGCATATTGTACAGAATTTTCTTGGCTGGTAATTGTGAAATTAAAAGTTACATCATATACATAAGGAGAGTGCGAAGGAAGTGTTGGAGCGTATCCACCGCCTCTTGTGCTAGTTAGAGCGGCCGGAATATACCATGGACCTTGAAAATCTATACTTACATTAGTTGTAATACATCGTAATTGTTTCCATTGTCCAATAGACAGTATTACAGGTGATGGCATGAAATGATTTTTTGATGGGGTTACTAAAGCAAATAATTGTTTTTCTAAATCAAGATTTTGACTCATAGAGGCACTACTATCAGCAAAAAATCTTCCGGTCAAAGAAAAAGAAATAGCACCTGATGAAGCATATATTTGAATTGGTTCTGGTCTGCCAAAAAATTCTTTAGGATTCCAAGAAGCTCCTTTTGTAAACACTATGTTATCTGGAGTAGATTGAAACACTATATACAATGGGGATTTACCATTATTTCCAAGGTTAAACTCTGTCTGTATAACAACTGGTATGAACTTACTTCCTATATTAAAATTAGCATTGTTTATAACTTTGTCATCAATTTTAGTAGATTTTCCGCTTTTAATAAAATCAATAACACCATTAATTAGTGTTGCTGTACTGCCATTAACTACACCATGTCTACCTAAAAAAGTACCTAATTGAAAATCAGCTATTTGTCTAACATCTGTTTTAAATCCTGGCGGTAGTGCTCCTAAAACTCCCTGTGTTAGTCCTGGAACTACTCCGCCGCCGAGCAGCGATTGATCTTTTTGATTGGCCGCTGTTAAATTAGCATAATAATCTTTAGTTTGTCTAGTTATAATATCTGCTGGTGAAGTTGTAGCATTACCATTAGAAGATGTTACGGTGCTTATGCTTGTTGGTATGGTAGAAACAGCAGTCATTTGTGAAACAGTGTCTGGTAACATCATATCTTCGTATCCTTACACATTTAATTCAAAAAAACAAAAGAGCCTGTCTTTTGAACAGGCTCCTCTGATAATTGGATTAGGTGTTAAACAGTAGAAGTTGAAGTAGTAGAAGTAACACCAACTTGAGGCAATATGGTGAAGGTTTCTATAATTATTTCAGCTGTCTTTGTTGGAACTATACTAATCTTCATAGCTAACTGATTATTATTCAGTACTGCTGCGGTATTAACATTTGGGCCAACATCAATTGTATAACTCTGAATAGCACCTAGTTTTTGCTGGGCTTTTAAAAGACCGTCAGCAACTTGTTGAAGTCTATAAGCTGTTGTCATATCTCCAGGCTCAAACTCAAATACCTTGGAGGCTGTAGCAATAACTTTACGTAAACTTAATAGAAGTCTGCGAACATTTACACGATCAAGAGCTGTTGTGGTAGTCTGTAAAGTATACTGACCACGGATATAGATGCCGTACCCAGGCTCATTGTGGATAGGATTAATGTGAGCTAAGGATAACGCATCACGATCACCCTGAGAAAGTAACCGTTCTGTTGCTAAAGCATCTGTCAACATTCCACGATTGACCCCAGCAGGAGCATAATATACATCTGCCACTGAATCATTGTAAGCATATTGAGCAACTACTTGACCAGATGGAGGAACAAATACATTCTTCTTATTAACTGAATCAGCTATCTGAATCCAAGGATAATACATTGCACCGTAAGAACTGTTAATGTTAGCAATGTTATTTCTGTAGGCTACAGCTGATTGAACATTTAAACCAAAAGGAGGATCTATGATTGACATAGCATCTCCACGACCCTGACAAATAGTTATCATGGCGGTAGAAACAATTGGATCAGCTGACCATCCTGGGGCAAGTAATAAATTAATATCAATTGCTTCAGCATTGGCAAAAGAGTATAGTCCAGTATTAACACCATTTCCAACTATATCATAAGAAGATACTGATGAGCCTAACGAACCACCAAACATAGTGTTGAATAATGTTTTATTAAATCCAGTAGGTGATGAAACATATTTCGTTCCAGCTGAAATACCTGAATTGGTTTCTGAGAGTAAAAATACTGGTGAGAAGTTTAAATAATCACTATTTGAGGTAGCTAATGTTACAGCTCCAGTTATCATATTAAGAGCATCAACTGTAGTATAATCTATTTTCATAACAGCTATACGAGATGACGCAGTTAACTGTGACTGGATACTCTCAATTGTTCCTTGATACTGTTCTATTAAATTAAAATCTACTAATCTTTGTGAGGTAGATAATACACTTATTGAAGAGTTTCGTTGATAGAAACTTAATGTATAATTCTGAACGTCTGAGGCTGTCTGGTCTGTTATATTCATACTTAATACAATAGAAGTATTAGATAGATCTGCCTCGCCTAAACTTGTAAACTTAAGAACTGTTGGGACATATGAGGTTCCAGCTTTAACTGTATTCCAGGTAGGTCTGTATAATCCTACATTAAATGTTCCAGTTAATACCTGATCAGAAGTTGTTAAAGTGGCATTAGGAGTTACAGATTGGGCTGAGTAAAGGAAAGTTCCCTTAATACCCGCAACTAGTGCTGAAAGCCTAATTTGAATAATATTACCATTAGAATCTAAATTAGTGTCTACAGCACTGAATCCTTTTGAATTTCCATTAACATCTAATGAACCAATTCCATATAAAGTTGAGCCTGGAAGAAGAACACGACAAGCATTATAGAAAGCTAAAGAATTAGGAGAACCGCTCGCTGGTGCAGACACTTGATTAACAAGCGACAAAGCTTCAGATAAAATGGCATTTAGAATAGATAAAGTGTTAGCATTATTACCAGCAATAGTTGGATCGTATATCGGTAATAAAATACTATATGAAGTAGGGGAGCCACCACCGACTACAGCAAGTAATGATTCTAAATCAGTTAATCCAAATGTTCCAGCATTTATTTTAGAAAGAATCGTAGCGCCACTTGTGCTGTCATACACTAAATTAATAGGCAGTCCTGTTGAAGTTACTCCAAGAGTCATTATAGCAGTATTATTAGTTGGTGGTGTCCAAGCTGATGGCTGCTGTAGTGCTATAGAACCAGAGGCCATTGCTGCTACTGGTGAATTAGTAGTAGAAAATGCTGATAATGGCAAAGTTACTTGTGGAAGGGTTGGGGTAGTTCCTACAGTGCTTACCCCAGTTATACTAGCAACAGTTCCCTTACCTGGACCAGTGAGAATAGTAAAAGGAGCGCCAAGAGCTGGGGAATTACTAGAAACAGACGCAAGAGATAGGAAATCTGAACCTAGTTTACCAACAGATACGGCGGCGTTTGTAGTATCTGTTGGATCAAATCCTGGAAGAACCGTTTCAGCATCCAACACAATAGTTTTAGCCACTGTAGTAACTGTTGGAAGATCTGTTAAAGTCAGTGTAACAGTTGAAGCTGTTTGACTGGCTAATGACCAAGCGCCCTGATATTGTGTATAATTAGACGGCAAGAACATAGAGGCTGCAGCAAATTTAGCGTCACTTGCTGTTACTCTTGTTACCCATAACATATTTCCCTGTTCAAGATATGACATAGCGGCATATCCTAAATAGTGCTGTGGATTAACATTGCCAAAAGTATTAACAAAATCATTTTGCGTAGTAATAAGTATTGGTGTATTAGTTGGACCAGAATCAGCAGTTCCAACCATACCAACAATAGTAGATGATAAGTTTGAAATATATGCAGAGAGATCTTGTTCAACAGCGTAAACACCAGCGGAGATGAAATTAGTCATGAGTTAAAATCCTTTATAACCGATATTACGAAAGTGTTACTTGTGCTTCATCTATAAGTAAAGTTAAAGTTACTTCCTGGTTGCCTTTACCATCTTCCCACGATAAATCTTTACGCTTTAGATCTTTAGGCCAAGCACCTACTAATACCCAAGATTCAACAACTGAGTGATCTGGGCCATATATTAGTAGAGTAAGATTTTTCTTGTATGAAGAAGCGAATCCCATTAAAGAAGTATTTATGTTATAAACCTGTGTCCACCAAGCTTCAATAGAGTTGGCAGCAGCATTGTCCACCATATCATAAAATGTAACAGTAATATCGCTGTATGTAATTTTAGACCCAGCTACTTTGTAGTAAGTGTGCATTCTATGAATATCTACTTGGTCTACATTCATACTAGGCATTGTTACAGATTTACAAGTTAGCCGAAGATTGTCGTCAAGTAATATCTCATACCTATTAAGTCTCTTGGGTTCTTGAGTGTTATCTGTCCACCCCATTAATTGTGCCATTGTAAAAGTTCCTTCAAAAAATTGAGTTTATATAACATTCTATATACTACATCTACAAATTAATTACACTGTTATTTTCTTTCGTTTATTTTCTTCTTGTTTCTTTTTATTTGGTATCACACGCTCTCTATAAACAGATTCTCGTCTGTTCTTTATATAAGTGTGTAGTGGTTTAATCTTCTTTTTCATATTACTTTGTTTCAGTTGTTTCTTCTTTTGTGGTTTCTTCAGGAGGTTCTTTCCCAGACCATTTGGCCCATATAATTCTTACTACTTCTTTGATAGAAGCCACTGAATAGCCACCTATAACTAAATAAAAAAGATAGTCAGTCAGTTGCTTGATATACGTAAGTGTAGTAAATATACCATGTGGATTTATTGCCACTGTTAAATGGATAAGTAACATGACAAAAAAAGATATAGTTGAAATTATACGACCGTAAGAAGCACTTTCATCTGAAGAATATACTTTACTTAACCATGATAAAAACATAGTATTATCCTTTCCATATAATATTTTTTATAATTCTTCCTATGGTTGCTTGAGAGACATTAAATATTAAAGATAAATCTTGTTGAGATATTTTTAATATTTTATAATTTTCTCGAATTCTATCTACTTCATTTTTAGTTAATTTAGCCATGTGGTTCTTTTCTCCCATCTGACTATAAGATATTTTACCACCAAAATCACTTGGTTTTTTCTTTCCTTTTGTACTATTTGATATTTTTTCACCAAAACTTTTTGGATGTTTATATCCCAAAGAACGCGTATTTCCTATAAGACTTTTCGATATTTTTTTCTTTTGTTCTTCAGTAATTGGATTATTATTTATATAATTACACACAGCATCTGATATTTTCTTTCGTAATTCTACAGTATATTCTTTTATAATTCTACCACCATCGCCACCATCTGACCTATTCATTCCTATCTTTGGGTTTGTAGAATTATAAAAAGATATCCAGTATATTTCTCGCTCATTTAATAATTTTTTATCTTGTATATTATCTTCAATTATTTCTTTTTTAAATTGATTTTTACCATATTTTTTAATTTTTGCTTTAAGTATAATACCAGAACCTAAATACTTTGGGTTATTTATAACACTTTGCCCAATGTAAATAAGTCCAGTAGCAATTTCGGTTGTTTTATATATAATCATAAGCACTCATACTTAATTATTAGATAAAAAGGAATCCATTTTTTGTTTAGTCAGATTAATTATATTTTCAGGTATTTCACATACTTGAGAGTTTCTGAAAACTATAGCAAGTAAATCAAAAGATAGTTCTATGTTTATCTTGTTCGTGTCACCGTTATGAGCATCTAAAAAATGACAACTGGAGCACATACACACTAGGTTATTAGGTTCTACAAGGTATTCTGGATATTGTGATTTACGTAAAATATGATGAATATGTAAATCAGTTTGTTTTCCACAAAGTACACATTCATTATTGTCTCGTTTTTTTATATAATCATGAACAGGTTTTACAAATGTATAATATAAAAATCTATGTCGATTAGTTGGAAAGGTATAACTGGCATGATTTTCTCTTTGCTTTAAACGTAACTCAGTATTATAACAACCACAGCTTAATGTATCGCTGCCTAGATGGTCTGCTCTAACTGAAACTATATTGTTACATTTACATCTACATATCCAGTAAGAATGGCTTCCTTGCTTGGTCCAGTCACGTTTAACAGCTGTTAAAAACCCAAACGTTTGATTACGTCTGTTAATTAAACTACTCATTATTTTACACCAAGGATAACTTCAATTATTTTATCTAATTCAGTATATAAGTCATCAAGAGAAGTATTGTTCTTAACTACATAATCATACTCAGTAAACAAATCAAATTCTAATTCAGATTGATGAGTTAGCTTTATCGCGCCTCTTTGTATTCGTATTTCTTCATCAGCTTCTATTTTAATTATAATAAATCCTTCTTCTTTTAACCTACATAACTCATTTAGATATCGAGCATCTGTAACTATAACTGGAATATACTTTGGTTCAAATTTAATATCTTTAATAAGAGCATCAATCCAAATAGTAGGTTTATGCTGTCTTGCCCAGTCTCCAAGAAACTGTAAAAATGCTCTATCTTTATTTTCAGGCAAGTCTAAAAACTCCTGAACCATATATAAAATGTCGTATAAAGGCTTGGCAAAAGAAAAAGATTTAGCTTGTAACAAATATTGTCGTGTTAAATATTCCGCTGAAGAATCTTTACCCGAGCGCATTGGTCCTGAAAAAGCTATACGTATCATTAAATCTCCATATATAATATAAGTATCGACAATTGTTGGCATAAAAAAAGAAGAACCCGAAGGTTCTTCTTTTTTACTTAATTAATCGTTACAGTTAAACGACACCGTAATCAGCGGCTGGAGTGCCACCAGAAGTATAAAGATTCTGTACCTGTAAAACACCTAGACCATGGGCACCATCAAGTAGTACCTGGTGGTCATAACGTTGCTGTAGACCAACGACTGTGCTGAAGATGTCGCCGGAAAGAACGTCAATACTTGGAGGAGTTAGATAAGTTACGAAGGGGAAGTAAGCATAAGGAGCTTTACCTAGATCCTTGGAAGTGAAACCCATTAGAATCTTGTCTGACTGAGGGAACTGAGGAGCGCGAGCTACTGTAAAGTTATTAACGGTGCCAAACTTCTCGCCGCCAATTTCTGATTCGCCCTGTGGCTTGTGACTCATATCCTGCATCTTGAATTCAGCAGTATTCTGAAGTAGGGTAAATACGTGTGGGTGAGTTACTGCGAACATTCCTTCACCACGGAGGAAGTCAATTGACATGTCATTAGCAAGATAGTTCATCTTGTGGACTAGTTCTTGGTTCTTCTGGAACATTGTTCCACGGAAACTATTGGCTGGGTATGACGCATCGTAAGTAGAAACCTTACCAGCGTTAGCCATCATGTCCATCATCATTTCTAGGTCGATTTCAAGAGCCATTGACTCTGTCATTCCACCGACTAGCTCTTTAAGAGCGTCCATACGACCTTCAGTATAAGCCTCTAGGTCCTGGATTGCTTCAGCTGAAATCTGAGCAAAGTTCTTACGTGAACGAGTACTTACCTGAATCAGACTTTGAACGAAGCTAACTTCACCAAGAGCCTTATTACGTTCCTGGTTATACTGATAACTAACCTGGAAAGTAGCGGTTCCACCAAGACCAGTTAAACCAGCAGCGGTAAACGCATTGGCAGCAGTTTCAGCAAGACTAATGGAAGGGACACCAGAACCATTAACAGTAATTGTTCCGTTAATAACTGAGGGAGCGACAGCAGCCATGGCACCAGCTCCGTTATCTACAGCAATAACTGCAGTATTACGAGGATTGGTACTATCATAAACTGAAATAGAAGCAGTTCCGCTGATATATGGTGAGTAAGTTGGAGTATAGCCAGATAGAGCACTGGTTCCACCAACTTCATTTACTACCTGACCTGAGTAATTAGGATCAATTCCCTGAGTCATATCTTCATAAGCAGTAGAACCTGAACCAAACTTCTTGTAATTAGCTGGGTCCATGTATTCACGACCTGCAGTAGTAGCACCCTTAGTGGTGTTACGAGAAAGTCGGAAGGTCTGAATGACTTGTGTAGGAACATCAAGCTGACGGGTAGCAATAAACTTGGTTACAACAATCTGTGGAAATACGCGGGTAATAATTGTTGGTAACATGGCCTTGTTATAGGTAGCTACTGAAGATGATGTAGTGGCTTCAGTTAAGGGCTGGTTACGAGTAGCATACTGAAGTGACTTTACAGCATGAAGGAAAATTGTGTTACGATATTCTGGGTCATTAGTAACTGTCTGAAGATTCTCGTTAAAGGTCTTCCAGAATGAGGACTTGCCAGCTTTCTTTGCGGCACTTTCATCGCGTTCAAGAATAGCTTTTACACGTTGCTCACTTAGCATTTCTAAATTGACAGGGTTGTTTTTAAACATTTACTTATCTCCTGGATAAAATTAATTATATTTTTTATTATAGTTTAGGAAAATATTAACCTAAATAAATCTCATAATCTAAAGCAGATATATCTTTCTTATCTGATGTAACTTCTTTTGTTTCATTTTTCTTAGTATTTATTGCTTCTGCTATAACTTTTACTTTATTTCGCTGTGTAGATTGTGTTGAAGTTTCTACTGGCTTTACTTCTTCTGTTACAACTACTTTTTCAGTTTCTGCCTTTTTAGCAAGCTCTGTTTCTTTTTCTTTTAGAGCAGATTTAGCAGCTTCAAGGGCTTGCTTACCTTCAACTAATGTTTTGGGTTCTAATTTTAATACTGTCTCATATAGTAATGCTACTTTTTCTGTTGGATACCCAGAGCATTCAGCTACAACTAATGAATGTAAATCACCTGATAATGACTTAGCTTCAAGAGTTCTAACTTTCTTGGTAGCTTCGTTGAGCTTCTTTTTAAGGTCATCTATATCAGCCTGAGTCTTTCCAACTATTTCATTAATGTTAATAAAAGGAGCTAATTCACGCATAGCTCTTGAAAAAGCTTCCTGAAGTTTAGCTGAGTTACTTGAGGTCTTAACATCCTCCTCAATAGCTATAGTTAGATTTTTAACTGACTCATTAATAAATTCGTAGACTTCTTTTCCTAATTTCTTCTTTGCTTCATTAAATTTACTTTCGTAAAATTCCTTTAATTTAGCTTCAAAAAGATTTGACTTAGCTAAAATAGTCTTTTTGAAAATATAAGATTCTTTTTCAAAAGATTTCTTCTGTTCAGCTAATTTAATTTTTTCAGCTTCAAGAGAGGCTTTAGTTTCTTCAACAGCCTTCTGAATCTGTTCCTCTAGTACCTGACGAACATCAGCGTTAGCTAACAGTTCTTTAATTGATTTCATGTCCATATCTGTTCACCTATAAAATAATTACTTATTACTGAAAATAACTTCGTAGCTCTTCAATAAACTTTTTACGTTCTAATTCTCTTTCTAACTGACGTTTAAAGTCAGCTCCTTCATTAACTGGTTGAATAAATGCTTTTTGTGTTGACGGGTCATGCACACAATCAAATGTTACTAATTTATATTCATCTACTGTGGTGCTATCGTAACCTTCAGTTATTGAACCAAAGCCACGACTTGAAATACCCACAGTACAGTTGTTTCTAATTAATGCACCGAGTAGTCTGCCAGAAGGAGTTCCAGCTGGGCCTGGGTCATCAAATACAACAGCTTCACCAATTAAATCGCTACCTGAAAACTTTAAAGTAGTTATTACATGACTTACATTCTTTAAAGATACTGTAGGAGATTGATCTGCTGGGTGGTCTAATTCCCCAAACATATTACGAGACATTAAGCTTTCACTTGCTTCCTGAATGGCTTTATCTAATACCTTATAAGGATAGATTCTTCCATTTTGATTTTTTGAATCTGCTCGTTGAAAAATACCACGAATTTTCAAACTTTTCCATGAAGATTGTGGATTAATTTTCTCTTCCAGCACTTCAAAGCCGTGTGTGGATGAGGTTATTTCAACTAATTGGTTAAACATTATTAATCCCTATTAAACTACGGGTTGATTCTGTGGTTCTTGTTGAGGAAGTTCTGGAGACTGGCCCATAGGATTTTCACCAAGTTCTTCAGTTGGTTCACCCTCTTCTTCTGGCTCTTCTGCTGAATCTGGATCTTCTCCTTCGTCGTCATTCTTGAGTTCGATTTCTTCAGCACCTAAATCTTGTTCTGGTGTATACAAATCCGAATCAAGGAAATATTCTAATACTGGATGCCACTGTGCTTCTATTGAAGAAAGTTCGTCATCAGCTAACTCAGGACTATTTAAAACATCTATATCATGCTTAAGTTTATCGTCTAAATCTGCGTTAACCTTTGCATTTTCCGGATTATTAGCCTCACGACTAACGAACTCTGACATGCCATTGAGAATAGACAGTAATACAGTTTTGTGCAGTTCTTTGATTTCTTCATCACTTAATTTAGAAGGATCGAATTCTTCAAATTCGTGCTTTCCTTCTTCCTCTTCTGGAAATTCATTTTCTATATCTTCTGGAGCGCTATAATCTTCTCCTTCAATATCGTCATCTTCTTCATTTTCAAACTTGCCATCATCTAATTTATAACCGTTATCAAGTTCATGGCTAATATCATCATTAGCTTCTGTTAACGTTTTAGCAGTTTCAAAAAGTTTTTCAGTAAGTATTTCTGCTAAATCTTTATTACCAAGTAGGGCGTCTTCTACTATTGGTAACACTTTTGTTTTACCAAGGAATAAAACACAGCCACAAGTTTCAATTAATGAAGCGCATTCTGCTACATCAAACTCTTTACTTTCAGCTAATGTGGCAAGAGAAAAAACTTCAGACTTAAATTCAGAAATTTGTGAAGTTGCTTTCTTACGAAGTTTAAATCCTGGTGCCTTTTTTACCAAGTTTTCTGTAAATGTTTGTGGAAATTTTGTTCGAAGAAGATTAAACTGATAAAATTCCTCACAGAAATTCCTCATGTCTTCTTCAGCGGTAACATAGTCATCCTCAACTAAATTATCAATAAGTTTAAATAATGATTCTTTTAATTCCTTTTCAGTATCTTTAGCTGAAACATAAATGACCTCATTGTCTAGTATATCATCGGAGGTCATTTTAGCTTCTGCCAAATTATGTTTAAACTTGGCTATGACTAAATAATTATTTTTCTGGAATAACACAGCATCATCTGTATATTCTAGAATGGTGCAATCTTCTGTTAAAAGATTACATAGTTTTTGCCCTAAAGCAGCATTACCGCTCTTAAGAATACTTGTTAAAGTCTTTAAACTCATTAGAATGCCTTTTCTAAAATGTAGTTACTTACATCCATACTTACAATTTAATTATATAAAACCACTAACACTTTAATATACTATTCAAATATCTCTTCTGGTTCTGTTAAACTTGATTTTTTATTTTCCACAAGAGAGGTAACACATCGTTTTTTATCATGAAGTGGAAGTAAACCACCATCTTTAATACTTTCTTCTAATATTTTTATACTATTCTTATATCTAACAACTTCACATACAGTGTCATTTGTTTCTAAAATTAAACCACCAATATATCGTCTATTTTGCATTAAAGGAACTCCAGCTTGGCCACCCATATCTGGAGACATTGGTTGACCACCTTGTTGTGATTGATCTGGCATCTGTTCAGCGCCCATATCTTCTGGTGACATTCCTTGACCACCCATATTAGAGAAATCTTCTCCACCCATAGGCATTCCTCCACCCATACCGCCCATTCCTTCCATGCCAGCTTGTGGTGCTGTAGGATCAATTTTAAATATCTCTTCAATTTCAGCGTCTGATTTATTTAATACAGTTTTAGCTACCCAACGACGATTAGCTCCCCAACCAGTCCATTTAGCTGCTAAATCAAGTAAAGCACCATCGTTTTCTATTCTTGCTTTTTCTTCAACATAGGAAGGACGAGACATTACTAAATTAAAAGATTTTAATTCAGTCTTACTTGAAATACCCCGAATAGCTAAATGAATAAAACACAAATCTTTAATAGCTTCAAGAAAATCTTCTTGAATATTTTGAATGGCCTTACTAAAAGTAACATTCTGCTGTGATAACATTCCCTTTGAAGATACATCACCTTCGTATCCAAGGAAAGATTTAGGAACTTTAAGAGCAGAAAATAGCCGATTATTTAAAAATTCTACATCCTCAATCTTACCGATATCAGCAACTCCAGCCAGTTGTTCTACTTTAGTTGCTCCATTTTTCTGCATTGGAATATATAAGTTAGCATTCATATCAAGCAGCTGATAACGTTCATTAAGTTTACCAGTTGGATCAAAATACTCTTTTTTAGCTAATGCGTTTATCTGTTTCTTTACTATATTTTCAGCATCAGCGCCTTGATTGTTTCCTACATCAACGTAAAAAACTAATCTGGTTGGTGCCCTGTTTAATCTATAAATAATAAGAGAATCAAATAATAAATCAAGTTTCTTCCAAGTATCTACAGCTGCGTCTAACGGGCTTGTTCCATAAGGCATAAACAAACCATTTCCACGAAGTTTAAAGTGTAGCATTTCATATTTTAAGAAAGTTATTAAAGAATTTTCGTTTTCTTTTTGAGCACTATCACCTGTCATATAAGGTAACGATAGAGTATTAAGATTTACATATGGATTTGTAGTAGCTGAACTAACATTGGCATTCTGAACAGCGCTCTTTAACACGTCTATATCTTGAACGTATCCAATTAAACTTCCCTTATCTTCTAGTCTATAAACAGAAATAGCGTCTATTTCAGTTAAATCAGTTACTCCGCCTACTGAATCTAATTTTAACGCCACAAAATGGTCACCATATTTAACCATATTTCGTATAATAGACCAACTTCTATAATTATTTATTCCTAAATCAGTTAATAATGTTTCAAGTTCATCTTGAATGTAACGAGAAGAAGAGTGGACACCAACTACTTTACCTTGTTGATTTTTTTGAGTGGCTTCATTAGCATAAACATCAATGGCTGAAGCTATTAAATCAGTGTCCATTCTATCATACATAGTATATCTACCATGTCGTAGAGTTTCTCGTTCAAGATATTTATGATAATTTTTTCCTAAACCTTCTTCATTAAAAATTGTTCCACGGCCCATTCCCTTTTTGGAAATTACCGTTGGTTCTACTGCCGGTTTAGCTGATAGTTCTCTATTAGTGGTGCTTAATGCTTTTTCAATAGAGTTTCTCGCAACAAACTCTCCTGGTTTGCTGTTACTAAATACTCTGCCAAGTGCCGTAAATATATTTTTAAGTTGGAAAGGTGAATCGGCCATATATTTAATTCCCTAGTTTTACTCTGTTAAGTAGTTCTTCTGCTAGCATCTCATCATATCGTTAAAAGTTTCCTTTGTGAGCAATATATAAATGACAAGATTTACATACAGCCATTATTTTATTTTTACTTATATAAAATTCTGTTGCATCTTTTTCCAGTTGACATTTTTTACACTTCTTAACAACCATAATTAGTTATTCCTGAATAAAAACCGTTGATGCATTTCAGTAATGGTTCTAAACTCGTCACTAAAAATATCTTCAATAGTGAATTTTCGAGCCATCGGTATTAATGAAATAGATTCAGCTAAACTATAACTATTATCTAATACAAGATTACCCATATTACCTATTAACTCATCTGCTGCTATTCTCTTTTCAAACTCTTCAACTGGATGCTGTAAATCCAATTCATCAAGACCAGACCCAGCGTATTCTCCAGATTTTATTTTGTGATATAGAGTTAATCTGCTATTTAACATTTCTTTTGATATACCCATTTTAGCAGAATGATACTCTAAATAATCATCAGAATATTCACCGTTAGACAGTGTAGCCCTAGCATCATAAGCAAAGTTAGAATCTATATGAGGTCTGTGTACAGTTTCTCTTGGAGTTAAAGTAACTACTGATAAAGCCAAGGCAAGAACAGCATCGTCTTGTCCATGTTTAGCTTCCATTTTTCTTGTACCATCAGAGTATACAGCACCAGCAGTAAAATTTTCCATTTGTAATCGTAACCTAGAACTTTTTAATCCTCTTGAATGTACTGGATTATTATAAAATAAAATAAGTTTCTCTATTAATAATGACCGAGTAGCACGATTAGTCTGGAACCCTGGTGTATTTTTAACGGGATCATACCAAATATTGTTGTATCTTCGTTGTTCAAGTAAATAAAATACCATTTCAGAATACGAGTTAGATTCAATTACTAACATAGCGTTATTATAGTGTCTTGCCGTCTTAACTAATATGTCTACGAAAACTTCAGTTGGTAATTTTCCAACATATTCAGCGCATTGTTCATAAGTATCTTGGTCTATAACTTGAAAACTTGTATAGTCTTTTGCAGTTATTTTATTAGAAGCACAATCTACTCCTATTATATATCTGCCATGCGGATCAGCTTTATGCCACATATAAAGAGTATCCTCATATGTAGCACCACCATACACTTTATTTAGAATAGGTGAAGATAAATTAAAACTACTTAATACTTCTTTTGTAAATAAAGAATATAAGTTAATATGAAACTCACACTCGTATTCCTGTCTAAACTTATCTTCGTTACCGTTATCTAATCTAATCTGGTCTTTCCTAAAATTAGGATTTTTAGTAAAGATTGACGATACTGTCCAAGGAAACTCATAAAGTTTCCAATTAACTTCATCTTTATCAGCACTTTGAGTTCTTGCTCTTGCTGTTGATACTGTTTTATAGAACCAGTTATCAGGAGAATCGCCATTAGGAGTACTGATAGCAATAAGTTTACCATCGGAAGCGGCAACAGTAGGACCAATGGCTTTCACTACTTCATCACATTCTTTAACGAATGACGCTTCGTCTAACAATACTAATGTGGCGGAGAATGAACGAGCAGCATTTGGATTAGATGTGATAGCCTTAACTGTAGATTTTGTATCAAACTCTACTGTATTTTTACTATACAATACACAAGATGGTTTAAGCCATTCTGGTAAAAATTCATACGCTGTTTTTAATTTTACAATAAACTCTTCCGCCGATTCTTTTCTATGGGCTACAATTAGACACCGCTTACCTTGTGAGAATATAGAAAACCACAATGCGTAAAACACCAGTGAGGTAGATACACCCAACTGTCTTGCTTTGTTTACAATTACATATTTTTCATCAATGAAAGACTGTAATAATGTTTTCTGATATTCTTCTAACTTCATTGGGATAATACCAGCGCCGCCAGGACCAGTAATAAACCCATATGTTTCAGCAAAATATTGTATGTTATCTACACATTTTTTACGTTCATTTTCAATATAACTAATAAGAATATTTTTTGTTTCTTCTTCTGTCTTACCCTCAACTCTACATCGCTGAATAAGACGCTCTGGTTCATAAAAAATATGATGCTTATCTTCTACTTTATGTTGATACTTCTTGGCTAATACTTTTTACTTATACTCATTACTCACCGCTCAAAAGTCTATCAACAGATGATTCTTTTAATGAATTTGATGAGTCGAAATGTTCAGTTTCAAATTCAATTTCTTCTACATCTGCGTCTATTGTTTCAAAAGCAACTTGTTCTGCTTTCTTACTATCTATAGTTTTTTGGGTAGTTACTTTAGCACCAAGAGCAGCACCCATAGCAACTCCTGATAATATAGAATCGAAATCAGACATAACTGTTTTCTTTTTAGCTGCTACTTCAAGACCCTTATCAGTGACAAGAGTTTTCAAAATATCTATACGTTTCTTGAAAGTATCCATTCTAACTTCACTTAATCGCGCTAAAGCTATTGGAAAACTAACGTCAGTGGATTGAATAAGTCTATCTTTAAGTATTTCAATAATAGCATCTAAATCATCAGCTACTATATCTAAATCCTTAAGCATTTTTACTACTTCTGAATCAACAATGTCATTAGTTTTGTCAATTCTAACAGCATTTTTGTCTTTTCTTGTTTGTGGAGTCATGTCAGCCATATTATAGCTTTCTAAAAATAGTTATCGTAGAGTCATTTCAGCATCAGTTCTTGTCTTAATAGCTTCAATTATATCAGTAAATCGCCCAAGATTTTTTGCTTTACCATCTACACAAATCTGAGCAAGCCATTTTTTATTCTTCTTGTCCCATCCAACACCTTTAATACCTGAAGTGTTATCCGCTCGTAAATCAGTATTTATAGTATTAATTGCACAAGTAGCTTCACGAAGATTACTCCAACAATTATTACTTGGGTTTCTATCAATATGGTCAATCAAATCTACCCAAGAGTTTGTCATATATAAAAAGGCTAACTGATGTGCTAAATATCCTATTCCATTTATTTTTATTTTTTTATACCCATCAGGTCTAGCACATCCCACTATTTTACCAATTTTCCATTTTCCTCTATTTACCTTACTTATGAAATCTCCAGTTAATGGTAGATATTCTAAAGTTTGTTTAAGTTCACTACTTGTAATAGTTCTTTGTGGTTTCATTTAAAGTTTCTCAAATATAGTTATAATTCTAAATCTATGATTCGTACTTTTTAACATCCCGATACACGCTACTATTTTGAAATCTATTTTTCTAAATTGTGGAAGAACTTGGTCGAGCCATACCACATGACTGCCAGCAGTTAATCCATTACCAAGAGCCTTCATTACTTTATTACGGTGTATCATAGTAGTTTGATAGTGGTCGCAATCCTCCACAGAATACGGAGGGTCAGCTAATACTAGATCAAAAGTAGATAAAGGAACGTTTAATAAAGTTTGAGCATCATCTATATAGTCTGGATTATTTGCGGCGTTAATATCAACTGTCTTTCCTGGAAATATAGCTGTATCTACTTTACCAGAAAATAAATGAAGAACATTAGTCTTATCTGGGAACATTGCCTTGATACGTTTAAGATAACCAGCAGGATATCCACCATAGTAAGTTGATTTTACTTTATAATTGTTTCCCATTATAAAGGTTCCAACTACTCTTTCATCACCGCCAATAAAAAGAGACTTTGGAAATCCAGTTACCTTCTCATAATTTTCTATTCGTTCTTTCCAGTCCATATTATTCGCTATCTTCCTTGCTATCACCTACATTAGCTAATTCAGAAAATATTACTAATGGCCCGAATATCATTTTTATAAGTTCAAGAGCGTCAACAACATCCTTAACTTTAACACCACATTCATTTTTCAAAGTAAAAAGTAAATTATGAACCAATCTTGATGAAGCCTCTGGTGATTTAAGAAGCTCTAAAAGTTTTGTAATTATCATCTTATTCATATCAGAAATTAATTCATCGTCTGAATCTTTTAGTGTCTCTAATACTAATAAGAACTCCTGAAAAATAACAGGCCCATCCGTTACAGAATAAGCCTCATTACCATACAATCTCGACACATTTTCATAGCTTACATTTGTTATTCGTTCAGCGCCGTAAGTCATAGTAATAGTTGTAATTCCGTAGTTCAATACCATAGTAAAATAGGTATAAACTCTTGCGTAAATATCACGACCATTATCATCTGTTCCAACTATTCTTTTTGGATCAAACTTATCCATCGCCTGAATAATTTTTAATATAGCACTCTGAAATATCTCTTCATATGCTAATCCATGTTTATGTCTGGCATATTTGAATATAACACCATCTATTAATGGATAGCAATAAGTTAAAAAATCATTCCTAGCATCATAGTCTTTTGTATCATGCCATTTTGTCCAGAGATACTTACCAACATCTTCAATAAAATAGTTATTAGACTTTTTGCCGCGTTTCTTTTTATTAGCAAGTTCCGGAAAGCGATCTGGGAATAAGAGATATGCTTTTAACAAAAAACTATCCGAATACTTATCATTCGGATATTTGTCTAACATTTCTTTTATTATTCTTTTTTCCATGTATTCAACAGCCAATTTATCATACATCACTACACGATAAGAGTGTTTGGTATCTCGTCCAATATCTTCCTTGTCAATCCCCAAATCTTCACACATATCAGCATATGGAGTTAGATTATCTTTATCATTAGTTGGTATCATTTGTCTCTTTCCATGACTTATTACTTATAATATTGTATATAGCACCTTGAGACATACCATACCAAGAAGCTAACTCTTTTTGAGATATATTAAATATACTATAGTTATTTTTTATGTTGTTTATTTGATTCCACGTAAGTTTAGCACTATTACTCTTATCTCCAGATAGTGCCACTCTATTTTTTTGTTTATGTTCTTCTGTACATTTTTTACCAGTATTAGCTGTTGATATTTTTTGTCTTGTTTCAGCTAATACTATTTTTCCTTTTTCAGATAAGGATATTTTTCTTTTATGTTCTTCTGATTTTATTTTACCTTTTTGAAACTTTGACATATTTTGTCTTGCTTCAAGTGAGATTATCTTATCTCGCATTCTTTGTTTAGTTTCTTCTGAAAGCTTATATCCACTAGGACCTTCTCCACCATCAGTAAAATTACATAAAGTATATCCATCAGACCTAAAAGTATGTATCCAATGAGTTTCTAACTTAAAGGCTTCATGTTCTTCTTCACAAGGTATTAATTCTATTCTTACGCAATCTCTACCATCTTTTTTAATTATACTTTTAGCCCAGCTATTTCTATGGGCCGAAAAATCTAATGCTCTTTTTCTAGAACCCTTACCTACATAGAAAGGAGTTGTTCCATCTTTTCTATAATATATATAACAGTAAAAGCGTGTTTCTTGTTTCAAGAACAATCCTTCTTAATTTAATTTATTAAAGTTAATGATTATAAGTATTGTATCGACCAAAAACAATTTAATTATTAATAAAAAATTGGGAAATCCGGCTAAAGATTTCCCAATTACTATAATGAGTACGAAATAAAAATTATTTATTTTTTAATTGTTTTGATAAAATAGAAGGGACAACACAATGATTTTCAACGTAAACAGCAATAAGTTTATTAGTTGTTTTATTTCTATATTGCTCATGACCCATTCCAAAGTCTGAATCCCATTCTATTAAATCGCCAATAGAAATACAAGAAACATCATTAAGTATTTCAAAAGTGGTATATTGTTCACCGTCAAATGGATGCGTATATACAGCTACCATATTATTTTTACATATATGACTAATTTTACCTTGTCTCATTTAGTTATTCTCTATTTCAGAAATATCACCAATATCAGAAGCATTTGGTAGTTCAACATCAGACTGGGCTGCAAAGTTTAAGCTTTTTCCGAAACAATCTTTCATCATCTTTAAGAAGTGTTGCTTATTTTCTTCTGACTTGTTAAACAATTCAGCAAAAGTGTCAATAGAGTTAAACTTTTTTTCGGTCCCGTCAGGTAATATTATTGTCTTCCAAGCACCAGTTCCTAAATAAGAACTATCATTAAGTAAGTCATAAACGATATGAGCATTACAATAACCTAAATTATTATAATAAAGACGCATTGGAAGAGTACGGCCAAGAGCAGCAGACGATTTACATTTGATAATCTTGGTACGAACAATATGTCCATCAGGCATTTTCGATTCACCAATAAACTTACCACGTTCCATAAAAAGCCTTGAAATACAAGCATATTTTATGGCATCGCCGCCGCTAGAAACATAGGTAGGGCCAGTCCAAGAATTACCAACACCAATAGCAGTTCTAACTTGATTAATTGCTAATACAGCCAAATTAGTTTCACGACAAAGCATTTTAGTTCTTTGTAAACCCTTCTTGATCATTCTAGCTGTTAGAGCTACTTGATTGGAATCATAGTCAGCTTCTTGTTCTGCTCTTGTAGTAAGTCCAGCGATACTATCAATTACTACTAAACTTGGCACCGTTATATTCTTTTTTTGAATATAATTAGCTATTTTTTCTACCTGACTAAAAACCTTTTCGGCCAAATCTTCAATTGTTATAATACACTTACTAGTATCTACTCCAAAAGTTTCGAAACGGTACTTATCACCGGCTCCGCCCTCACTATCAATAAGAGCAGCTAATCCACCAAGTTTTTGTATTTGACCCAGCATATGAATACCGAAGGAACTCTTACCGCTACCTTCTTTTCCGCATACTTCGGTGATTGCTCCTTGAGGAATGCCGCCGCCCAAAAGATAGTCAAGAGCATCTATACCTGTAGGTATAAACGCTCGCACAAAATCGTCATCATCTATTGCTGCGCTACTTCCATATTCTTTACGTAATTCCTTCTTAAAATCGTCTAAATCAGAAAAGATATCAGTAGCATTAACTATTTGAAGGTCTTTATCTAATTTATTACTTTTCTTGCCAGCCATTATTTAGTTTCCTTTATAGTTTCTACATATATTGCGTGTTCACTTTTAGTTAGATTAAGATAGCCAGTAATAACTGGATATTCATAGTCTTCAAGATTAAATGCCGCTACAAATTGTCCATCAAATTGATCTAATTTTTCTCTAATTGGCTCTAATCCCTTTGATGGGATTGGAAGGTTTAACAGGGGTCCACCATTATTTTCACATAAACAAAAAGAGGAATAACCTCCCCTAATGCCGGTAATAAGTTCGCCGTTAATATATAGCTCAATACCATTAGTAATTTTTATCTGTCTAAATGAAACTTCTGCCATAGGCTGTTCTGTCATTACTACTCCTTTTATATATTATCGACAAATAAAGAAAAAGCCTAAACCGAAGTTCAGGCTAATTCTTATTTACTGTATATTAATCTTCCATTGCGCGTTTTAGGTCTTCAAGGTCAAACGGAACATCTTCTACTTCGATTGGCTTGCTATTCTTGACCGGAAGCTTATCCTCAACGGGCTTCTGATACTTTTGAAGCATTTTACGTTCTGCTTCACTTTCATCAACTTCTTCTTTTTCATCCTCTTCTATTGGTGTTGACATGAAATCCTTAAACTTCTTGTCAAGTTCAGCATCAGTTAGTGGAGTAATGATAGAAGTTAGATCGGGAGACTTATCAATCAGGTCTTCCCAAATCTTCTTACCTGATTTACCTTCAAAGGCAACACTTGGATCGTCAAAATCCCAGGTAATAGTTGCGTAGGCGTCTTTACCAGCCTTCTTCGTCTTGCTCAAATCAACGTTTCGACCAGTAGCAAAATCAACGAAGTCAATTTCACGTTCCAGCTTGTTCTTGATTAGATCCATATTGGTCGCGGAAGAAGCACGAACAATCTTGAGGTCTTCGGTCTTAATATCAGAAGTATCAATTTCGTTTGGCTCATATCCGACAAGCAGATAATGAGTTTTTACGAACAACTTTTTCGCAGCTTCAAGATATTCCTTATTTTCAGTCTTGGTGAACTTACGATAAGTCTGGGAAGCTAGTCCACAAAACGGGCATTCTCGCTCTTCCGAAGCTCTTGGACAGGCGACACTTTCAAAATGACCATCAGGAAAGTTTAGAGCGTGATGATTATAGATAGCAACTGGCAATTCAAGGTTTTCTGATTTCAGAGGGAGAAAACGCATGGTGTAGTGCTTACCACTATCTAGCTTCATCCAGGTAAAGTTTGATGTTGCTTTCTTTGCCTTTGACTTTTCTAGCTTTTCCTTAAACTTGTTAAAATTCGTTGTTGACACTTTAGTGTCTCCTTACGCGGCATCCCGCAAAATAAGCAACCGATCTGGTCGCCAAGTTACTAATCTGTCTTACATAGGTAGTATCGACCGTACCTACTATAACTTAATTCGAAAAAAATATTTATTTTTATTAAAGTTTTTGCTCAAGGTACACGATAATAAGCATAGGCGTCTTCGGGAAGAGGAACCTAAAGGAGGAGATGGGAGATAGAAGTAGATAGAAATAAACCTAATACAAACCAAATCAAAGCAACGAAGTGAATGAAACGAAGTGGAATGAACGAGTTGTACAAGGTATATAATTAAGCGTATATGAATAATCTCAAGTTCAGGACAAGGTTCTCATTAAGGTTAAGAACTGGTAAACGAGCTAAACTTCTAAACTCACGAACTAAAAAATCGGAGAAATGTAATCCTGTACTAATAATAGATTTAACATATATAGAAAACTTATTAAACTCAAAAAAACAATATAAAAACTCTTCTCTGTACAATAAAGATACTGATGCTCTAATACAACGAATGTATGAGTGGCTATCTTCTGCTTTTAACTTAACAACACCACAAGGTATTTTGTTTACTGCTGAAAAAGAGACAGAGTTCCTTAAACTATTAGATAAAGATATAATGTATGGAAACATTAAGAACATTATATTTTCTATTATAACTCAACAATCTATATCTAAACCTCTATGTATATTATCTGACAATCTCGAATTATGGTCTTTATCAGCACCTTCTACTAACCTGTCTTTTTTAGCTATCGACTCTAATAATAGGATGATTTACTATAATAACAAGACAGGATTAGATATTCTGTCAAAATTCATAGGTACATATAAGATAGTCAATAAGTTAGGATTAGACAGCTTAAAGTACGTTAGTTTACAATACCTGTACATCTTGTTGTTCTATATTCAGTTTACTAATAACAAACCTGACACTGACTTCTATTTTGACAATGATTTTTTCAAGCAATTTACAAATAAACAGTTTTCTAAATCAAATGGATATGGATTAGAACTGATTACTGCTGCTCATAAGTTTTTAAGTTATGCCTTTCTGACCAAACCAGAGTTTATGGATTACTTCTTAATTGGAGAAATATCACACTATTCTCTTAATTTACAGAGATTAGTCAAACTTATGTATTTTGATGTTCAGATATTAGATGCTATGAAACGAGCTTATCATACTAAAAGTTGTCCTGTGTTTATATCTAACCTTACCATACCCAGTATTAACCCTATTCTACCTGCCAATTTTACCTATTACCCTGAAAAAATTACAAAAATAGATATTGAAGTTCCTAAAACTGCCGATACTATTAGTGATATAGAGAGCTATGTCACTAACCTTTTAGGATTATAGTGTCAGGTATTTACAGTATTCAAATCAATAATAAAATATAATATGTCTACTTCTACTATATTTAGCATAGTTCATAATGATACATGGAAAGAACAAATAAATGGTTAATCCTAGATTTCTTGGTAATAAAAACGTGCTTCTAATTGACGGTACAAATCTTCTTTTGAGGGTCTTATTTTCAAAAAATAAGGGCAGCGTAGTTATATCTCAACCAGAAATGATACTGGAATGTGCTATGATTTTCATACGCCAGATAACTATTTGCCTCAAAAAATACTCTTGTGAACGTGTTTATGTAGCCTTTGATAATGGTGGTTCTATACGAAAAAAAGCTATTTTTGAGGAATATAAGCAAAATAGACCTAATTCTGGAACAAATTATGGGCAAGTTTCACCCTATAATGATGCTACAAACGACCTTTTTGTTAGTTTAAAGACCAAAACACTAGAACTTTGCCATATTTTTAACCTTCCAATCTTTCATGAATACGGTATTGAGGCCGACGATGCCTTAGCGATAATGGCAAATCAGCTTACCTCCATTGGAAAACAGGTTATATTATTGAGTAATGACTCAGATTTCCTTCAATTATTAAGGATTCCGTCTATTATTTGCTCAATTCCATATAATAAATCTGAAGTAACCCTGGATTCTTTCACTAAATACTTTTCAGAACTTCCAAAAAGTAAAGGAATTACTATTTCTTCCTTCGAATATCTGTATTATAAAGTAATCGTTGGCGATACTTCCGACAATATCCAAGGTATCAGAGGCATTGGATATAAAACATTAAATAAATTAATGAAAGAACAGTTGCCATTAGAGGAAAAAACTACTATTGAGATGTACATAGCTGATGGATTAGACTATATAAAGCTATTAGCTTCTAGAAATTCTACAAAATTAGAAAAATTAATACATGATAACTTAGACTTGTTAATACGAAATTATAAATTGATTGAACTCTCAGAAAAATATATTAGCTCAAAAACTGTGTCTTTAACCCTAAAAAAGCTCATGGAAGTGCCTGAAACACCTGATAAGAAGGATGTTATCAAGCGATTTAACACCTTATTTCCTAATTCGTCGGAGCTGGACTTCGTTTTGAATACTTTGTTCGCTTTCAAATCTATCTATCAAGAAGTTTCAGAATAAGCCGATACTGGTACTGGAGGATTGGGTATGGACTCATTACAAATAGACACTTTTATATCAGGCGTTATAGGATTATCTCATGTAGAACGATATCATGGGCATCAAACTATTAGTAAGCAGAGTGTGGCAGACCATAGTGCCAGAGTTGCTCAATTA